TACCCAAAGGATTTGAAGACTTACCGATAGGCTTTCTACAAGCCTTATTTGAGTTTTACAGGTCAATGGAGAACAATAATCCTGAATACAACATAGATGAAATACCTCTAAAGAACATAGAGCCTAGTATGCGTAGTGCTATCATACGTGGTGATTACATAGCATTTGATGTTCCCAAACCAAAACCTATCCTTAACAGTGAGATATATAACTTCGGTGAATCACTTGGTTTACATCGTGATAAGATACTTAAGATAATAGGAAAGAGATATGGCCAAAGATAAACCAAAGGTAGGTAGACCAACTGTTATGACTGATGAAGTATTAGACAAACTCAGGCAAGCATTTTTATTTGGTGCAACTAAGGAAGAAGCCTGTGCATTTGCGGATATTGGTTATCGGACATTATATGACTATGTTGATAGAAATCCAGAGTTTTCGCAAGAAATTGAGAAATGGCAACAATCGCCTATTCTAAAGGCAAAAAAGACTGTGATGAATAGCTTAGATGACCCTAAAGTTAGCCAGTGGTACTTAGAACGTAGAGCCAAAGAGTTCAAGCCTAAACAAGACTTAACTACAAATGACAAAGACTTACCAACACCAATATTAAATGGAATTGAGGGAATAAATGTATCAACCAACGACAGCAGTACGCAAACTACTGGGCCTGAAAAAGAGAATTAGAGGCATAGCTGGTGGTACGTCAGCCAGTAAGACAATCTCAATCATTCAGATACTTATCAACCAAGCACAGACTGATAAGAATCCTACTCTTACTTCAATTACTTCTGAATCGGTACCTCACTTAAAACGTGGTGCAATGCGTGACTTCTTAAACATTATGCAAGACCACCATTACTTTAAGGAAGCTAACTGGAATCGCTCAGACTTCACTTACACATTCGAAACAGGTTCTAAGATAGAGTTCTTCAGTTTAGATATGCCACACAAAGTACGTGGACCTAGACGTGATAGGTTATTCATTAACGAAGCTAACAACATACCACTAGAAACCTTTGAGCAGTTAGAAGTGCGTACTAAGTCAGTCATCTGGCTAGATTGGAACCCAACCAATGAGTTCTGGTTCTATACAGATTACAAGGACAAACCTAACACAGACTTCTCAATCCTTACTTATAAAGATAATGAAGCACTAGATCCTAACATCGTAGCTTCTATTGAATCACGCAAAGACAACAAGAACTGGTGGCAAGTATATGGTGAGGGACAACTCGGTGAAGTTGAAGGTAAGATATACACGAACTGGAAGCTAGACGTTAATGAAATACCTCACGAAGCTCGTTTAGAACGCCGTGGGCTGGACTTTGGTTACGCACACGACCCTGCGTGCCTTGTGGATATCTATTACTATAATGGTGGATACATTGTGGATGAACTCCTGTATAGAGTCGGTATGAAGAATAGACAAATAGCTGACGTGATACTAAACCAACGTGACCCTAACGTAATGACTGTAGCAGACTCGGCCGAGCCTAAGAGTATCGATGAGATGATGGAGTATGGTGTGAATATCATAGGAGCTAACAAAGGCCCAGGCTCACGCAATCAGGGCATACAATGGGTACAATCACAGCAGATAAGTGTAACAAGACGCTCACATAACGTTATAAAGGCTTACAAGAACTATATGTGGAAGACAGACAGACTCGGTAACATAATGACAGAGCCAGACCACTTTATGTCAGACCCTATGGATGCTATTCGTTATGGACTAGAAACCTTCAGACCAGCACCAGAACGTGGTGAGGCTAAGGTTGTTGGTAGATTCGATCCATTCACTGGCAGACGGCTAGACTAAGTATTGACAGGGTGTTATAATAACAACAAACAGAAACAAAAATCATTGTAATAAGGTTACTCGTTTTATTGTTTTTTGAGGGTAACCGCCTCTTGTTCAGGCCCTGCTTTTTATCTTAATTTTAGCAGGGTCTTTTTTGTAAAATGTATATAATTGTTACAAGTATTAACTAAGAAAGGATAATAATGGCACAATTCGACGAAGAAAGAGCAACATATACCGCCAATGGCGCACGTGTTGATATATCTACCAAGATTGCTGGTGAAGATTTAACCAACGATGTATTAAAGATTAGAGATAACGCTACTTACACTAACATTACTGCTAGTGCATTGATTAAGACTGGTGCAGGCGTACTCAAAGGTATCGTAGTAAACTCTCATAGCTCAGGAACACTTAAGTTATGGGATAACACTGCTGGTTCAGGAACTGTAATATTTAACACTATTACTTTTGCTGCTGGTCCTAACTTTATTAAACTACCAGCTGTAGAGTTCTCAACTGGTCTATACGCAACTATTGGTGGCACTGCTGATATAACCCTACTTTGGAAGTAACAATGGCTAATTACGAAGTCACTGCTACAGACGAAACAAAAGGTCACATATCTTTTGATGTACTTTTAGACGGAGATATTATCCTTTCAGATACCCGTTGTGATGTACCACTAGATGACCTAGAAGCACAAGACACTGAACTTACTCGTTTCTCAGATGTAGTCATAGCTGATTATCAGGTAGAGGAATAAAATGCCAAGGTCTGCTGCATCTAATAGATTAGTAACTAGAGATATGGGTAAGTCTGGTTCTTTTGACGGAACTAGCACTCATTGTACTGTCCCAATTACTCCATCACTTACTGCATTTAGTTATGCTTTTTGGACTAAACCTGGAACTAAATTAACCACTAACGCTCGTATATTAGATTATTCAGATAGTGGTCCAATCAATGGATTTACCTTTGTTTTAAGTCTATCAGGTAGTAGATTTGCTTTTGCTCCAACATTTTTGAATAATTTAGGTAATGTAGGTTCATTTGCTTCTTATACTGCAGTGCCTGGTGAATGGTCACATCACGTATTAACTTATGAACCAGATAATATGAAATGGTATATCAATGGAACTTTATTTGGAACTGATACTTCTGGAACTATGACTGCTCCAACACAAACTTTAACAATCGGTAGAAGGTCTGCTGCTGCAACAAATCCTTACAGTGGTTTAATAGAAGATTTTGTTTTTGTAAACGATAGAGCAATGACTGCAACAGAAGTTGCCACTTTATATACATCAGGACAGAGTCCATCTGATACTACTTGCCATATTAGATTCAATGATAATGTTAATGATGAAACAGCTAATGGCAATAATCTAACAGCTTCTAACATAACTTATTTAGCTGACACACCAGCAAGCACTCGTTCTGCTGCATCTTCTCGTTCTACAGTAGCTAACCTAGTAACTAACGGAGACTTTGAGTACGCTCCTGCATTTACTGCTGCGACTACATCTAGTAATGTTTATATAAATGGTACTGCTGCTGGTACTACCACAGCAAATACTTATGGATGGAGAACAAATTATACTAATAGTTGTTCAGCACAATTTGATTCAGCTGAAAAAGCAAATGGTAATTATTCGTTAAAACTTTCCACAACTGGAACAAATGCTATTGCTCAGGCACAATATTATTCACCACCTTCAACATCAACAACTGCATATTTTGAATTATTACCTTCTACTTCATATACAATAACTTTCAAAATGAAAACAAATTATGTAAGTGGTGTTGGTAGAGGAGCTTTTTTAAGACATACTCAATATTCTGGAGATAAAGTAGCTGGAACAGGAACAGATTCAACATATATAAATACAACTACTAATTGGACTGATTATTCAATATCATTTACAACTGCTTCTACAGCTAGATATGGTCTTATAAGATTATTTACTTGGGGTCAGGATTCTTCTGCTACTCTGATTATGGATGCCTGGTTTGACGACATTGTACTAACCAAGACAACACCAGACGCTCGCACAACTGCTTGACAAAACTAAGCCTAGGCAGTATGATTACCGCAAAAGAGAGGGTGCATGACTAATGTAGTAACATTTCAAACTCGTGACCTGCCTTTGGCAGCGTTCTTGTTATATAACGATATGGAACTACTTGGCTCTGCTA